AATGCAATAGTTACAAACACAAACGAACCAAGAACAATAACTAACACAAGAGGATAAAATGACAACAGAAAAATTAGTGTTAAGTAAGTTATTTACTAAAACTGAATTAGGAACGCATAAAATTGATTTAGCAGCTATTGATGATATTAATAAAATTTTAGATGGTGCTTTAGCTAAACAAAGAAGTTTAATCGCACAAGGTTTAAAAATATCTGAAGGCTTATTGTCTTTAACTTCTGATTATCAAAAAGCATTAAGTTTATCTATTGATGCAGCAAACAAAGCAAAAGATTTAGGTATTCCTGAAGCTGAAAGATTATTTAGAGTTAGGGGTGATGAAGCAAAAGATTTTGGTGGAATTGTAGGTAAAGTTTCAAATCAAATTGAAGCTGCTTTACGTTCTATTTAATACAAAAATACAACAAGTATTTAGTATTAATGTTTTTAAATAAAATTAATTAAATATGTCAAACGTAATTACAGAAATCAAAAAATTGCTGGGTATGGAAATCAAACTTGAGCAAATGACATTAGATAATGGTACTGTAATCGAAGCAGAAATCTTCGACGCAGGTCAACCAGTATTTATTGTCAACAATGAAGATAGAGTAGCATTGCCTATTGGCGAGTACACTCTTGATAACGGAATGATTTTAGTTGTTGAAGTTGAGGGCGAAATCAAAGAAATTCGAGAAATGGCAGAAGAAGCACCCGTAGAGGAAGCACCTGCAGTTGAAGAAGAAGTTGAAGCAGCACAAACTACAGCACCTAAAAAAGTAATCGAAAGCACAGTTAAAGAGTCGCACTTTTCACAAGAAGAAGTAGATGCTTTAAAAGCTGAAATCGAAACACTAAAAACAGAATTAGCAAAACAAGTAGTTGTTGAAGAAGTTGAAGAAAAAGTAGAGTTATCTACGCAACCCTTAACACACAATCCAGAAGCTAGATCTGAAGTAAAACTAAATTTATATGCTCAAGGTAGAAAAGAAACTACTTTAGACAGAGTAATGAGAAAAATCGCTAACTAAAAAATAAAAAAAAATGCCAACAACAACAAGTATTACAACAACTTACGCTGGGGAATTTGCAAAAAAATATATCTCTGCAGCGTTATTATCGGCTAACACTATCGAAAAAGGTGGTATCGAAGTTAGACCAAACATTAAATTTAAAGAAGTAATCAAAAGAATTGCTACAGATGCGTTATTAAAAAACGCAACTTGTGATTTCGATGCTACTTCTACAGTTACTTTAACTGAAAGAATTTTACAACCTGAAGAATTTCAAGTAAACTTACAACTTTGTAAAAAAGATTTCCGTTCAGATTGGGAAGCGGTATCTATGGGTTACTCTGCTTTTGACTCTTTACCACCTGCTTTTGCAGATTACTTAATTGCACACGTAGCAGCTAAAGTTGCTGAAGCAATGGAAGTAAACATTTGGAGAGGTGCTAATGCTACTGCAGGACAATTTGATGGATTTGTACCTTTGGCTACTGCTGATGCATCTGTTATCGATGTAGCTGGTACTACTATTACTGCTGCTAACGTATTAGCTGAAATGGGTAAAGTGGTAGATGCTATTCCTGCTGTATTATACGGAAAAGAAGATTTATCTATCTACGTTTCTCAAAACGTTTACAGAGCGTATGTACGTGCTTTAGGTGGATTTGGTGCAGATGGTTTAGGTGCTAATGGTTACGATGGAAAAGGTAACAATCAAACTATTGGAGATGTTTACTTCGATGGTGTTAAAATTTTCGTTGCAAACGGATTGGCTAACAACTATATGATGGCTGCTCAAAAATCTAACTTATTCTTTGCTACAGGTTTATTAAACGACCAAAACGAAGTTAAAGTAATTGATATGGCAGATATCGATGGATCACAAAATGTAAGAGTTGTAATGAGAATGACAGGTTCAGTAAACTACGGTATCGGTTCTGAAATTGTACTTTACACTCCAGCATAATTTTAATTAATAAATAACTTTGAATAGGTGGTGCATAAACACCGCCTATTCTTTTTAAACTAAAAAAATATGAGTTGTGATTTAACACTAGGGCGTAAAGAAGTTTGTAAAAATTCAGTAGGGGGTTTAAAAGCTGTTTATTTCGTTAATTATGGTGATGCTACAACGTACACTTACGATGCAACGAATACAGATGTAATCGATGCAGTTGGTGGTACGCCTACAGCTTACAAATACGAATTAAAAGGTGCTTCAACTTTTACGCAAAATATAACTGCTTCAAGAGAAAACGGAACAACGTTTTTTGAGCAAGTTTTAGAAATAACATTTAAAAAATTAACACCAAAAGACCACAAAGAATTAAAACTTTTATCTTATGGTAGACCGCAAGTTATTGTAGAAGATAACAACGGTAACTTCTTTTACGCAGGTTTAGAAAACGGAATGGATGTTACAGGTGGTACTGTAGTAACAGGTGGTGCAATGGGTGATTTATCAGGATATACTTTGTCTTTAACAGGACAAGAAAAAGTACCTGCTAACTTTATTGGTGATACTTTAACTGCTGCAGGATTTACAGTAGTAGTTGGTTCATAAATTAGATTAATAATTAATTTTAAAAGCGTATCTTAATTGATACGCTTTTTTTTGCTTTAACAAAAAATCGATTTCTTTGTTTTTAAATAAAAGTAATATGATAATCTTAAAAGAGCAAACTACACCGCACACAATAAACGCTATTTTAGATGGCGATGCTGGTGATATGATTGTATTGAGGGATGAAGAAACAAATATATCTGTAACACTATTTGCAGATTTTGTAGCTAACTCGTATTATTCTACTGCAACTATATTACTACCAATAGTAAATGAAAAAACATACACTATTGAAATTTACAAAACAGTTGCAGAAGATTTAGAAAACAGAGTAATTTTAGATGGTGGTGTATTTGAAGCAAAAGCTTGTTTAATGACTTTTTTAAATACTTTAGGTTACGATGGTGTAAAAGTTTATAGAGATAAAATATTCTGTACAAATCAAACTATTGCAGAATACACAATAAACAAAGACCAATACATACAGCACACCACAATTAACGAATACAAAATATTTGAATAATATGTTTCATATAGTAAATTTAAGTGCTTATACAAGCCCACAAATAAACGAAAGTAAAAAAGGCGACTTTGTAGAGTACGGTTCTGACAACAACTATTTTAATTTTCTTATTGAACGTTACCTATATAGCAATACAAATAACGCTATTATTACAGGTATTTCTAATATGATATACGGAAAAGGAATTGATGCGTTAGATAGCAATAAAAAGCCTGACGAGTACGCTAAAATGGTTTCAATGATTAAACCTAATTGTTTAAAGAAAATAGGTTTAGAACGTAAACTTTTAGGAATGGCTGCTATTCAAGTTGGATATGATAAAGGCAATGTAGTTTTTATAGACCACTTCCCTATGCATACTTTACGAGCAGAAAAATGCAATGATAAAGGCGAAATTGAGGCTTGGTACTACCACCCTGATTGGAGTAAAAAGAAACCTAACGATGAGGTAAAAAGAATACCTGCTTTTGGTTTTGGTAATAAAAAAGATGTTGAAATATTTGTACTTAAGCCATACGTTAGTGGATATCATTATTACACGCCTATTGATTACAGCGGTGCGTTACCTTACGCAAAGTTAGAAGAAGAAATATCTGATTATTTAATTAACGATGTACAAAACGGATTCAGTGGTACAAAGATTATTAATTTCAATAATGGAATACCACCTGAAGAAAAACGTGAGGAAATCGCTAACGATGTAAAACGTAAAGTAACAGGTGCAAAAGGACAAAAAACAATCGTTTCTTTTAGTAACAATAAAGAACAAGCAACAGAGGTAATTGATATACCATTAAACGATGCACCTGCACACTACGAATACTTATCTAAAGAATGTTTTGAAAAATTAGTTGTAGGGCATAGAGTTACTTCGCCAATGCTTTTAGGAATACGTGATACAGGTGGCGGTTTCTCAAACAATGCAGACGAAATTAAAACAGCTACTTTATTATTTGATAATATCGTTATTAAGCCATATCAATTAGAAATTATTGAAGCGTTAAACGAAATTTTAGCAGTTAATAATATCAAATTAAAGTTATATTTTAAAACTATTCAACCTTTGGAGTTTGTAGATGCTACAGGAATGAATGCTGAAACTACTGAAGAAGAAACAGGTGTTAAACTTTCTGCACATACAGATCCGAATATTGCTTTATCATTAATAGAAAAAGGCGAAGTTTTAGGCGATGAATGGGTGCTAATTGATGAAACAGAGGTTGATGTAGATAGCGAATTAGAATTAGATGCAGAAATTGAAGCGTTAAACAATAAGAAAAAACCAAGTTTATTGCAAAAATTGGCTTCAAGTATTACAGGTAGACCAAACGCAAAGAGCGACCAAGATAAAAACATAGACGGAGTACGTTTTATAACACGATATAAGTATAGCGGAGAACAAACAGGCGAAAGAGAATTTTGCAAAAGTATGCTATCTGCTAATAAATTGTACCGAAAAGAAGATATTGAAACTACAAATAGCAACGTAGTAAATCCAGGACAAGGACACGATGGAGCTTCATACAATTTATTCTTATTCAAAGGCGGTGTGAATTGTAAACATAAATGGTTAAGACAAACTTATGTATCATTTGATAACATTAAAATCGATGTAAACAATCCACTTGCAACGCAAATAAGCACGAATAAAGCAGAAAGTTACGGATATAGAGTAAGAAACCCTAAAGAGGTGGCAATGAAACCTATTGATATGCCAAATAACGGACACCATCCAAATTATAAAAACTAATTATGGCTTACGCATTATTAATAAGTACCGAAGATATAAAGCGTTTTACTATTTCAAATGGTAATTTAGACGCTGATGACTTTATTGAATACATTAAAATTAGTCAAGATATAACTATTCAAAACTATTTAGGTTCTAAACTTTACCAAAAGTTACAAGAATTGATTTTAAACGACGATATTAATGCAAATGGGTTTACAGATTATAAATATCTTTTAACTACTTATATCAAACCTATGTTAGTGCATTGGGCAATGGTTTACTATTTACCATTTGCAGCGTATACATTAAACAACAAAGGCTTATTTAAGCATACTTCTGAAAACGCTACAAACGTAGAGAAAGCAGAAGTAGATTTTTTAGTTGAAAAAGAAAGGGATATTGCAGAAAGTTACACACAACGATTTATTGATTTTATGTGTTTTAACACGAGTACATACCCTGAATATAATAGCAATAGTAATAGCGATGTAAACCCTGATACAGATAATTTTTATGCAGGCTGGCAAATATAACAAACCGAAAATAGAAAACTTTAAGAAGCTGAATTTATATTTAGCGAAAGTTGAACAAATTAAAAAAATAAAAAATGAGTTGGAACGCAGCACAGGTAACACTAAATAACGACGGAACAGTAGTAAACGAAGAAAATCCGTTACCAGTAACTATGTCAGGTGGTGGTGCTTCAGGTGGTGCTACTTCAGACAATCAGGTAGAAATGATTGCTCAATTAGATGAAATTCTAACAGCATTAAATACCGACACAGAAGATAAAAGATTAACTGTAAGATTAGATCAAGTTTCAGATACTTTATTTTATGTAGGCAAGGCTTTAATTGGTAAAGTAGATACTGATGCAAATTGGTTAATTATACGTTACACACAAACAGGAGTTATTTTAAAAAGCGAATACGCAAATGGTAGCGAAGCGTTTAACCAAGTTTGGAACAATAGAACAACTTTAACATACATCTAATGAAAGGCGGTTATGGTGGCGGAACAATTATCCGCAAGATATTCAGAAAAATATGGATTTTAATATTATTAATTTTAGATAGAAGATAAAATGGCTAAGTTTTTAGATTATTCAGAAAAAAATATATGTGGTTGTGAATACCATAAAGATAATTATTCAATTTATGTTGAACATAATGGGGGTATTAAAATTTTAGTCGATGAAAAATTAGTTGAAATTGATTCATATTTTACAGATGCTTTTAATTATTTGATTGAAAATAAGATTTCATTCCCTTTTGCATTATTAAATGAGGTATTGAATATATATAACAACATTGATTTTTCAGATTTTGAAACGGAAGAAGAAGCTTGGAAAGATGCTATTGAATGTAATGAATACTTTTTAAGTATAGTTGATAAGTCTGATGATTTTGACAAAGAAAAACACATTTTTGAAGTTGAATATAATTTGAATTACTGTAAAAATAAATTAACTCTAATTGATAAAAAATAATGGCGTTTGCATATAATACAGCAGTAGCAGGAGCAGGAACTGTATCTTGTGCAGGAACTACAACGGTAACAGGTTCGGGAACTTCTTTTGCCTTTGGGTTTGGTAGTGTTCCAACAGGCACACAAGCAAGAGTAGGTGGAACTATAACAGTAGGTGCAAATACAAGAACTATTGTAGCTATTGCATCAGCAACTTCTTTAACAGTAGATACAGCTTTTCCAACTTTTACAAGTCAAGCTTTTACAGTTCAAACAGGTATCATTCAAACAGGTACAGATACAATGAATTTAAGTTTAGGTTCTGCAACAGGTTTCCTAATTACCAATAGGGGAGATTTATTTAGAACTTTTGATTGTAGAGGTTTAGATTTAACTATTAACGGTACTTTAACAGTATCAAGTTCAGTTGCACAATTACGAAACGATGGTAGTTGTAATAATAGATTAACGGTTAATGGTAGTGTTTCAGGTGGGGAGTTAATTTTTAATGGTAGAATATCAACTGCAGGTAATGGTCCTATTCCTTATGCAGGTCTTGATTGGTTAGGTACAAATGGAATGGGTGGTGCAACAGCACTTGTTAGCACAAATGCTACTTATCCAGCAAAATTAACAGTAATTGATGCTTGTATTCGTTTTGGTGGCGATTGGTTTACTGTGTCTAGTGGCAACTTTGCACGTATCACAACACAAGGGGACGAATGTTGGATTTTGTGTGCAAAGGGTACAGGAACTGTTCAAGCAAGAATTCGTTTGAATAATACAACACCTGTAATTGATTTACAAGCCACTCAAACTTGGATAGGTACTTGGTTAAATTTTGGAGTGCCTCAAATTAGTTTGAAAGGATTTACACCAATTTTTACAGATGGACCAGAAATTAACCTGTCATCTGTATCAGTTGCTACAAGAATTAATATTGAGAATTATGATACAAGATATATTCAATCAGCATATTATCCTGGCTCTCAAATTGTACCTTATGGAGGTGCTTGGATTAGATTTAAAAATAACTTGTTGGGAACTAATATTGTATGGCAAAGTCTAAATGTTGGGGGTGCAAATTTTAATGTTATTGAATATTCAAAACAAATAAAAGCAATTTCTAAAGATGCTTTAGGAAATGTTTTAAATGATGGATATTTCTATTTTCAACCTGTGGGAGCAAATGTAGCTGGTATTAGAGCAAAAGGTGGTACAACAGATATAACTTTTGATTTATCACAAAAAAACATTTTAATTAGTGGTGGTTTTGCTGAAACTGAATTTATTTATGCTTGGGACTACGCAAACTCAACTGGTTTAAAAAGCACGCCAAAATTTTTCTGTAGTGGTCAAACAAAAGGAGCAGAAACGCACCCAGCTTTTTTAAGTAGATACGGTTACGATAAACAACCTATTGCACTTACTTTAAGTGGCAACAATACTTTTGAAATTACAGCAAGTCACGCTTCATTACCAACATCAGATAAAGTAATTGCAACCGCACAAGCTATTACAGGTATTGCTTTCAACTTTTCTACTAAAGTAATGACTATTACAGGCAACTTAACTTACCAACAAATTTATGATGCGTACCAATACGCTTTAAATACAACTGCAAATTTATTTCAAGCTGATAATTGTTTAACTGCAAACTCAACTTCTGATTATGTTGGTTGGACTATTAATGTAGGAACAGGTGTAACACTTACAACAGGTAGTGGAAACTTTACTAAATTAAAAGCTAATACAATTACCTTAACAGGAACGGCTGCAATTACAGGGATTTACCAAGATAGTACAGGAACATCAACAGTATTAGAATTAAACCCACCAAGCAACGGGTATTCACTTTGTATATTTAAAGCAGATGGAACTACTAAATATTTTGCATCAAATGTAAATGCTGGTAGTTATTATGTTTATTTCACACCAGCAGAGGCAGGAACTTATTATTTAGGTGCTGAAAAATACGGACAAAAAAGAACAGCCGATACTTTGGTATTAAGCGGTGGTAATGTTTGGTATAATATTACAGATCAAGAGGACGTTGGAATTACAGACAACTTTGCAACTGCGAGTGCTTACACAACTTTAAGCACTACTTCTCAAATATACGATGCTACCGCTAACTTTAGACTTACTGAAACAGGTATTAAATTAGGGCAATTAGTTGCAAGGGATGGTTTGTATTTAGATTTCGGAACGTATAACGTAAAAATCAAAGATGATGCAAGTGATATTGTAGGAGTTTCTTCCGGAACAATTACTTACAAATCTATTGTAGTTAATGAAACTACAAAATACAACGCAATGAAAGCCACACCGCCTAAAACTATTACACCAACTGATACGGAAATTATTAACGTATTAATTGAAGATGCAAATGGTGATAGTCAAGTTTCTATTTTAGGTGGGGATAATTTAGGATATGAATTATGGAAAGTTACAACTGCAACAGCAACGGATAATTACGCAACAGGAACTTTATTAACTACGTTAGCAACAAATGCTTTGCCTTATAGGTTTATTGGTATTAGTGGTTTTGATATTGTGGGTAGAGATGTTAGTTCTGGAGTACGTAGACGTTCAAGTATGCTAAAAGGAACTTACGAACAAGCGTTTTACGTTGGCAACCAAATTCAATTAGCAACGGATGCACCGCAATTACAAGAAAACAACGACAAGTTAGACGAGTTAATTTTGAAAATAGATACTCAAAAAGACCCTTTAACTTTGCCACAATTTATAGCATTAAAATAATGAAAGCGTTTTTAAGAAAGTGGCTGTTTGGTAAGACCGAGCAGCTACTAAAACTAAAAGAAATTGATTTACAATATTTAGAAGATAAACTAAACGACTTCGATTTTGAATTAAAGATTAAAAACGAAAGTATTGAGTTACAACAACTAAAAATTAAAGACGAGTTAATTAGTATTGAAAACGAAAAATTGTTGCTTAAAACGAAAGAAAACAACCTTATTTCAGAAACAAACATTTTAATTGACAACAAGGAATTATTTGAGTTAGAAAAACAAGAAAACGAAAACTATTTAACAAGCCAAAAAGAGTATTTAAACAAACGTTTAAATTCTTTAAAAAAGATTAAAAATAATTTAGTAACTTTCGAGAAAAATTTAGATAGTTACAAAAAAGAAATTGAAGATACAAAAGAAAGCTACAACGAAATTAAAGAGCGTAATGAAAGCGTTAAGGATTTACAAGTAGTAAGATTAAGAGGCAAAGAAGTTTTAATTGACAAATACGGTAATTTTAAAGGATTTAAAGAATGAGTTTATTTGAAGAAGCAAGTTTAGTAATTACACCCAATGCTTTTAAAGCAGGTAAACTATACGCTGTAAAAGGTGCAGATTTAAACGTTACACGTGCAACAAGTGCTACAAGGGTAAACGCTAACGGATTGATTGAAACAGTAGCAAGTAACGTTCCAAGAATTGATCATACAGGTGGCGGATGTCCGAGTATATTAGTTGAGGGGCAAAGAACGAATTTGTTATTAAATTCTGAAACAGTTGCAACACAAACAATAAACGTTACAGCAGTCGCACATACAATTAGCTTTTACGGAAGTGGCACAATTACTTTAAGCGGGGTACATTCTGCTACAATAGAAGGTACAGGAACAGCATGCAGAACTTTGACTTTTACACCAACTGCAGGAAATTTAATAATTACAGTTAGTGGAACTTGCACAAAAGGACAACTTGAAGCAGGTTCATACGCTACTTCATATATTCCTACAACTACTGCAAGTGTAACACGAAACGCTGATTTAATATCTAAAACAGGAATAGGTTCTATATTTGGTATAAATAAAGGTACTATATTTATTGATTTTAAAGCGCCAAGTTTTGATTCTTTAAATAATCAATATATTTTTGATTTAAGCGATGATTCAAGTGCTACTTCTAACAGATTTGCATTATATAAAACTGCTTCAAACTTTTATCAATTATTTACAAATACATCAACAAATTTTACTATAAATTATAATACAAGAAATAAATTTGCTATAACTTGGAATGGTTCAACAGTAAAAATTTATGCAAATGGTGCTTTAAAATCTACCATAACTTATACCAATGCTAATCCTACTAAAATAAATTTAGGTTCAAGGTTTAACAATGTAGAAATAGGTAATGTAAATTATAATTTAGTTGCTGCTTTTTCAACTGATTTAACAAACGATGAGTGTATTGTTTTAACAACTATCTAAAATGTACATATATAAATTAAGATATAACGATAGAACAACTGCAATTACTGATTTAATTGCAAAGGGTGTTATAACTCAAACAACTGATTTAAACAATAATACAACTATTGTAAATTCAAATATTACACAAGCGGTTGTAGAATTAGGAATAATTGTTTTAACAAGTGGCACATACGATGCAGAATTTAACGAAATAACAGCACCTATTTACGCAGATGGTTACCATTTTGACATTATGGTAACACAAGCTATTGATTTCGGTACTGCAAGAGTAACACCAACAAACGTAAAACACGCATTTTTAGGATTTAACACAAATGATTATAATGAAACTAACCAAAACACAAATACAAATGAAACAACTACTTATTAAGTACACACCTATTTTAATTGCTTTAACCGCTTTAGCTGATACGCAATTTGAAGTATTATTGCAAATCGGTTTAACTTCTACTGCTATTGCGTGGATAAAATTAACAGGTTTATTACTGGCTTTATATTTACCGAGTGTTAGTAAAAAGGTTAATATGATGGCGAGGGAAGTTGATGCTGACAACCTTGACCCACAAAACCCAAAAGTACCTACAACAAAAAAATAATGAATAGTTATATAGGCATATTAATAATAGCACTTTATTTTGGTAACTATCATATTTGCGAGTTATTTTACGCAAATGATATACTAAAATTTTGGCATTTAAAAGTATCTATTTATTGCCTTATTATACTATTGACTATTGAATATAAAAAAACAAATAATTTCATTGAAAAACTATTTACCGCAATTATTTTAAACGATGTTATTGTGCTTTTATATAATAATGAAACCACATATTCAATTAATGATTTGTACTTTATAGCAACTTTTACCTCAATACAATATATTAAAAACCTACAAATAATAAAAAAATGGTTAAAACACTAATGGAAAACTGGCAAATATTAGCTGGTATAGGTGGCTCAATAATAGCTTTCTTTGGCGGACAAAAAATGAAATCAATAGAAGAAAAAAAAGCGAATAGCGATGCGGTGCTTTCTATGCAAACTGTTTATGAAAATTTTGTAAAAGATATTGAAAGTCGTTATGCTGATATGCGAGACCAAATGCAAGAGGTCAGAACAGAGGTAATATTATTAAGAAAAGAAAATAGCGAACTACGAAAAGAGCTTCGAGTGTGGGAACGCAAATACAACTCCTTAAAATCTGAATTTGATAAACTTACGAAATAATGGCAAAGATAACAACAAACTTTAGTTTAGAAGAATTTAATTGTAAAGATGGTTCTGAAATGCCTAACGATGTAATGATAAACATTATTAAGTTAGCTAAAAATTTACAGGTACTTCGTGATGCAGTAGGCAAAACAATTACTATTACAAGCGGATATAGAAGTCCTAAATACAATTTAAAGATTGGCGGTGCAAAAGATAGCCAACATATAAAAGGAACTGCTGCAGATATTAAAGTAAAAGGAATGACACCAAAAGAAGTAGCAAAAGTGATTGAGGGTTTAATTGCAAATGGTAAAATGACACAAGGTGGAATAGGAATATATCCAAGCTGGGTGCATTATGATTGTAGAAAAATAAAAGCACGTTGGTAACAACAATAAAAAAAGCCACTAAATTAATAGTGGCTTTTAGATTTTCCCCAAAATCTACAGTTAAAATTTCTTTTACTGGTTGTGCAAATGTAATAAAAAAAATGGTACACAAAAAATTAATTTCGCATACCATTTTAAAACAATTTATTATGAAGCAACAAATATAAACAAATTTTTGTAATTTTACAAAAAAATAAATAATTATGGAAACAAGTAATAAAAGAATAAATTATTTAACTTGGTTAGGTTGGGTAATTTTATTTATTGTTTTATGGTTTCGTGGTTGCAGTCCTGATCCACAAATAGCCGAGAAAATTAAGGTAGTTACAAAAGAAGTCAAAGGAAAGACAATAATCAAAACCAATATTGTACACGTACCAATTACCAAAAAGGTACGTGATACTTCCGGTACTGGCTTTTATGTCGCTCAAATAGATAAGTTATTTGAAGAAAATAATCAAATGCAATTAGAGTTTATGAAAATGGATAGCATTGCTAAAATACAAGCCTATGCAAAGGCAACTGAAATAAACGCTTTTAAGGAACAATTTGACGATAAGTATATAAATGCTCAAGTAAGCGGAGAAGTGAGCGGTAAAATACACGCTATGAAGTTTGACTACACTATTAAACCACAAACAATATCTGTCGATGCACCAAAACCAAAAAATCATTTGTATTTAGGTGTAAACGTGGCAAATACTATTCAACTAAATAAACCTTTGTTTTCTGCAGGACTTGGAATACAAAATAAACGTGGCAATATACTTAACTTTTCATTTGATACAGAAAAACGTATCGGAATAGGCTACTACAAAAAATTATTTTAAAATATTTTTACCAATGTTTTCAAGGGCTAACAAAAAATTAGCTCTTTTTTTTGAATTATTTTAGTAAAATATTTTTTTATTAAAATAATGTTTTGTAGATTTGCCCTATCAATTAATAATTAAAACAAAATATTATGAAAACACTTTGGCAAAAATTAAGCAAAGAAAACAGAAACAAGTTGAAAGAAACTAAAAGACTTTATCCAACAACTGCAACTAATTTAATAAACGCTTTAAAAAGTGAGGTTGCTTGGACAAGTTTAAAAATGGAACACGTGTTGTATTTATTGCAAGAAACAAACTCAAAAAGATTTGATATTAACCCTTTAGATAACTTATTTTATGACAACTAAATTAGAAGATTTAAGAGCAGAAATGCACGAGCTTTATTGTAGTGAAGCAGTAGATACAGAAGTAATGGCACAAACAGAAGTAGGTTTGGCTTTTATTAAAATAGAAGATTACCTTTCAAAATTAGAAAAGCATAATAAAGAATTGGAAGCAAGTATTGAACAACTTAAAAAACAGATAAAATGACACTAAAAGAACGATTTAAGCAATGGTTAGATACTAATCCAAATGTTATATTTAGAGATACACAATGCGAAAAAATTGCAGATGATTACGCTATTGAGTTTGCAGAGTGGTATAATGAATTAAGAATGCACGGATATGGTTTTTATGAATACACAAGCACAAAAGAACTATTAGAAATATTTAAAAAAGAAAAAGGATTATGAACGCACTCAATCAATTATTAAGACAAACAGAATTAACCGCTTATCGTTTAAGCAAACTAACAGGAGTTAGCAGTCAATTAATATCTTACCAAAAACGTAAGCAATACAATTTAAACTTTGCTATTAAATTAGCGAATATTTTAAAAGAAAAAGGACTGCTGAAAGATAATATAATGTTAGTGGAATGTGATATGATAACTAAAATTTAAAACTAAATAAAATGGAAAATAAAACAAATATTATGAAGAAAGCACAATTATTTAATAACCACTTTCAAAACTTTAAAACCTATGCTATACCAAAAGCACAATTAGTAATTGCAGATATACCTTATAATTTAGGTAATAACGCATACGCTTCAAACCCTGCTTGGTATAAAGACGGTGATAACGCAAATGGAGAAAGCGAATTAGCAAATAAAGAATTTTTTGATACAGATAAAGATTTTAGAATTACAGAATTTTTACACTTTTGCTCAACTATGTTAGTTAAAGAGCCAAAAGAAAAAGGAAAAAGTCCTTGTATGATTGTATTTTGTGAATTTGAACAGCAATTTGAATTGATTGAAAAAGCTAAAAAATACGGATTTAACCATTATATAAATTTAGTATTCCGCAAAAACTTTTCTGCACAGGTATTAAAAGCAAATATGAAAGTTGTAGGTAATTGTGAATACGCTTTAATTTTATATCGTGAAAAATTACCTAAATTTAATAACAATAAAAAAATGATTTTTAATTGTATGGATTGGGTTCGTGATACAAATAGCGATAAAATACACCCTACTCAAAAACCACAGGAAGTATTGAAAAATTTAATTAGAATTTTTACAGACCCAGGCGATGTAATTATTGACCCTTGTGCTGGAAGTGGAAGTACTTTAATTGCTGCACAAGAATTAAAAAGACGTGCTTATGGTTTTGAAATTAAAAAAGACTTTTATAAACTATCTACACATTGGATTGATGAGGAATATCAAAAGTTAAAAGATATTGAGGAATACGGATTTGCAAAAACTTTAATTAATCAAAAACAAGAAACACTTTTTTAATATGAAAATACCAACTAACAAAAAGCACAATTTAAGCAGCCACAAAATAGCTGTACTATCTTATATGTTAATTTCGGAATTAAACGATATAGGTGCAAACAGCGTACTTGCAAAAGAAATTATAGACAAAGGCAAAGCGTTTGAAGAAGCACTTGAACCTATGATAGATGCAGTATTTGAAAGTAAAGAAGTAAGTAAATCAACTTATTTAAACCAGTTAGCGTATCCAATAGATACTATTATAAGAAAAAATTACCAAAGAATAACAGAGTAATTATGAAACATAAATTTCCGTACAACTGGACTTTAAAAGATGCAGTTTTTACAAAAGACAAAGGTAAAGTATTCAGTTGCTTTGCTTGTGGTGGTGGTTCTACAATGGGTTATAAATTAGCTGGATTTGATGTAATTGGTCACAACGATATTGATAAAAAAATGATTGAAGTTTATAAAGAAAATCACAATCCAAAATATTCTTTTTTAGAATCAATTACAACTTTTGCAAAAAGAAAAGATTTACCAAAAGATTTATACAATTTGGATATTTTAGATGGTTCGCCGCCTTGTAGTTCATTTTCAATGGCTGGTAATAGAGATAAAGACTGGGGTAAAGAAAAGAAATTTAGAGAGGGACAAGCTGAGCAAATTTTAGATACTTTGTTTTTTGATTTTATTGACCTTGCAAAAGAATTGCAGCCTAAAGTTGTAGTAGCTGAAAATGTAAAAGGTTTGATTTTAGGAAATGCAAAAGAATATGTTAGAAAAATTTACAATGCATTTGATGAGGCTGGTTATTATTGCCAACACTTTTTATTAAACGCTTCAAAAATGGGAGTTCCACAAAGACGTGAACGTGTATTTTTTATTGCATTAAGAAAAGACTTAGCAGGACCATTTTTACATTGGCAAGATATGTTTACTGAAATTCCAAAAATTGAAATGGGGTTTAATGAAAATCCTATTTTATTTAAAGAAATTGAAGATAACAATGGTAATGAATTAAATAAAGATAAAGTAACATATCAAAGATGGTTAAGTAGAATTTCAACAGATCATTCTTTTGGTGATGTTACATTAAGATTAAATGGAAAAGCAAGTGATTTTAACACGTGTATAATTCATTCAAACGAAGTTTTCCCAACAGTTGTTTCAAAAGGTTGTGATGTTAAATATAATTACCCAATAAAAATAAGTGATTTGGAATATTGTAAAGTTGGGACATATCCAAATGATTATAATTTTTTATCAAATAAAGCTGCATACCTTATTGGAATGAGCGTTCCTCCTGTAATGACCGCACAAATAGCAAGTAATATTTACGACCAATGGCTAAAAATAATTAATAACAAACAAATAAAATAGTAAAACATTTTTTTATTAAATAAATTATATTTACATTTGCAGTATTAATAATTAAAACAAATATATTATGAAAACAACATTTGCAAAATTCAGATTAACAAACCAAAAAAATAAAGGATAT